GACAAGACTTGTACATCTAGCTTTACCGTGCAATTTCCAACGGCGAGTTATTCGTCCGCAATTTTAACCATTGGTACTACCACAAGTAGTATTAACTATAGTAGTTCAGACTAGGAGTAATTATGCATAAAGAATTTACAGGATCTGGCGACCACGCAGAAATTACTCTGCAGACTAACGCTATCAAAGACGAGACATTTGGTATTGAGGGCCACTACCATGTAGAGTGCCGTGATGCAGATGGTAATGTAAAGTGGACTGAAGACTTCCCTAACCAAGTAGTTCAAGTTGGCAAGATTTTTATGCTTTCCCAAACTTTATTGTCTTCACCAGTTGCTTTAGTTGGTCCTTATCTTGGACTAGTAGTTGGTACAGGAAACACATTCTCGCCAACCGATACCATGACTTCACACTCTGGTTGGACTGAATTTACTGCCTATACCGTATCTTCTTCAGCTGTCCGTGGAACTGCAGTATTTACAACCCCTACTGGAAATAATAATACGACTTCTGGTTCTAACGTTGTAACAGCATCTGCTTCTGCAATTACTTACACAATTACTGGTTCAGGCGGTGTAGTTGGTGGATGCTTCTTGGTTACCGGCACTGGCGCTACATCTACTTTTGGTAATACTGGTGGTACTTTATACAGCGCTGGCGCATTTGGTACGGCTAAGACAACAACAGCTGGCGATACTGTAAGCGTTACATATTCTACAACTGCGACTAGCTAAGGAGTCCTAAATGGCTCTAGTGCTGTATGACCGAGTCCAACAGACTGGTTCTGCTAACACAACCGTAAGTTTTACATTAAGCGGAAGCGTTGCAGGGTATCAGTCTTTTGCCGTTGTAGGTAACGGAAACACCACCTATTATGGCGCTGTAGATGCTTCTGGTAACTGGGAAGTAGGTCTTGGCACTTACTCTACTTCTGGGCCAACATTAACACGCACAACGATTTTATCGTCTTCAAGCTCCAATACTGCGGTTAGCACGTTTAGTGGCTCTGTTAACATATTTGTTACATACCCTGCTGAAGATGCAGTTTATTTAAATGGCGGTAACGTAAGCTCATTAGGTACGATTACATCAGGAACTTGGAGTGCTACTACGATTGCCGTAGCTTCTGGCGGTACTGGCGTTACTACTTCTGCTAGCAATAGTGCTAACTCGGTTGTATTAAGAGATGCCAACGTAAATATAGCGGCAAATAATACGTTTAACGGAATTACAGTAACCACAGCAGCTAGTCTTACAACTACAATGACTGCGGCTTCTAGCTTTTATCAAAAGTTAACTGCGGGAACAGGCGGTCAAACTTTTAAGCTTCCGGATGCTACTACCGTACCTGCTGGCGCAACATACATTTTTGATAATGATTCTAGCGGGACTATGACCATTCAGGATAATGCTGGTGGTGCGGTAGATACTATTCAACCCGGAAGTATTGATTATATATTTTTAGAAGCGGGCAGTACAGTTGCCGGTTCTTGGAGTAACTATGCGTTAATTCCAGATACTTATGACTTTAATACAACCACTGCTTCTTTTGGTAACGCCGCAATTACTAATGCATCATGGAATGGCGTAGCAATTACTTCCGCTTATGGAGGTACAGGTTTAACTAGTTTTGGATCTTCTAACTACGCTTTATATTCCACATCACCTTCGATATTAACTGCTGGTACTTTGCCGGTTTTAGCTGGTGGTACAGGACAAACTTCCGCTGCTAACGCCTTTAATGCATTAAGTCCAATTACTACCACTGGAGATTTAATTGTTGGTAACGGCACTAATAGCGCAACTCGCTTTGGTATTGGTTCAAGTGGATATGTATTAAGTTCTAATGGGTCAACTGTAGCTTGGACTGCTCCGGGCGGTTCCTCTATTCTTACAACTACTGACTTTACCGCAACGTCTGGTCAAACAACATTTAGCGTAACCTATACCCCAGCTTTATTACAAGGTGTTTATCGTAATGGTATTAAGTTAGGTTTGTCTGACTATACGGCTACAAACGGTACATCTATTGTTTTAAATACCGGTGCTATTACGGGCGACTTGATTGAGGTTCAGTATTTCTCTGCTTTAGCTACAACCACAACTGTTACATCATTTAGCGGTGGATCAACAGGATTAACGCCATCTTCTGCAACTTCTGGTGCGGTTACTTTATCTGGTACTTTAGCAGTTGGTAATGGTGGTACTGGAATAACAACAACGCCGTCTAATGGACAGATTCCAATAGGAAATGGCACAAACTATACTGCAGCAACTTTAACTGCTGGTACTGCAATTAGCATTACAAACGCATCCGGATCGGTAACTATTGCAGGAGCTACTTCTGGTGTTACTGCTGGTTCATATACAACAGCTAATATTACGGTAGATGCGCAGGGTAGAGTTATTTCAGCTTCTAGTGGTTCGGGTGGCTCTACTGTTACTCCTACGACTACAAATGCTACTTACTACATAGTTGGCTCTTCTGCTACATCAGGAACTTTAACAGCTTATATTTCAAATACTAATTCTGTTTCTTATAATGCTTCTACCGGTGCTTTAACTGCTGTATCGCATGTATCGTCTTCTGACGAACGTTTAAAACAAGATATTGAAACTATTGCCGATGCTTTAACTAAAGTAGAAACTATGCGGGGCGTAACCTATTTAAGAAATGGTATACGTGAGATTGGTGTGGTGGCTCAAGAAGTAGAACGAGTTGTGCCGGAAGTAGTCCACACAGAAGATGGTGAATATGGTTATAAATCAGTATCTTACGGTAATATGGTCGGTCTATTAATTGAAGCAGTTAAAGAGCTATCTGCAGAAGTAAAAGAACTAAAGGCAAAATTAAATGACACAAGCGAATAACGTAGCTATTGAAAGCTCGCAAATAAACTCATCAGGAGTATTACAACCTGCTGGCGGCGGCACTGGAACTACTACATCTACTGGGTCTGGTTCTGTTGTATTGGCAACTAGCCCTACAGTTACTACACCAACTATAGACAAAATTAACACTTCTGTTGCCAATACTTCATTAGGTGCTGGTGATGCTTCTATGTTAAAGAACCGCATTATCAATGGTGAATGTGTAGTAAATCAATATGCTTTAGGAACAGTCACTCCTGCTATCGGTACTGCAACTTATATTATTGATAGATGGAATACTTATCAAACTCAGTCATCTAAATTTACCATTCAGCAATCTTCAACTGCCCCAGCAGGGTTTACAAACTCTTTATTGGTAACATCTTCTTCTGCTTATTCAGTAGCTTCAGGTGATACTTTTACTGTTCAGCAATATATTGAAGGCTTGAATTGTCGTGATTTGGCTTGGGGAACAGCAAACGCTAAAACAGTTACTTTGTCATTTTGGGTGCAATCTAGTTTAACTGGTACTTTTGGCGGTGCGTTGTCCAATAGTGCAGTAAGCCGTTCATATCCGTTTACCTATTCAATTCCAGTAGCTAATACATGGACTCAAATTAGCGTAATAATTGCTGGTGATACAGCAGGAACTTGGCTCACAACCAATGGTGTTGGTATTCGTGTGTATTTTGGTTTAGGAGTTGGAACAACTCAAAGCGGAACCGCTGGTGCATGGGCTGGAGCACAATACCAATCAGCCACAGGCGCAACATCCGTAGTAGGAACAAACGGAGCAACCTTCTACATTACTGGTGTTCAACTAGAAGTAGGAAGTAGTGCTACTGGATTTGAGTATCGTCAGTATCAGCAAGAGTTAGCTTTGTGTCAGAGGTATTATGAAACTGGTATTGCTGGTTGGCAAGGATACACAACAAGTGGTTCAGCTTTTGCAACATGGGTTCAATATGAAGTTTCAAAAAGAACATCTGCTACATTAACTGTAACAAATGCATATAATGGTGGTTCTTGGAGTTCTCCTTCTGGTTCTGATGGAACTGTAAATGGATTTTTAACTAAACAAACTGCTGGATCAACTGCAAACTCCGCATATTATTTTAATAACTTTACTGCTAGCTCGGAGTTATAAATGTATAAATTATTTAATAATTTAAATGGAAATAAAAGTGTAATTCGTTTATCAGACAATGCTTTTATTCCTTTTGACCCTGACAATACAGATTACCAAGCCTATCTAAAATGGGTGGCTGAAGGAAACACCCCACTTCCTGCGGATAGCTAATGTTCGGAATAACCGCCTTTGCCCAAGCTCCATTTGCCGCATTAGGTGGTAATGCCTATGTATTTTCTCTTACTGAGGATTCTGGTTTAGCTGATTCTAACAGCCAAACTTTTGCATTTTTACAGTCTATTACAGAGCCTTTTACGATAACGGACAATAATTCGCAAGCAGGGTTGTTTATTGAAACTATTTCAGAAGCATTTAGTTTAGCCGATTCCAATACTGCAACGGCAACCCTTTTAGAATCCATTACAGAAAATGTAAGCATTGCAGATTCTGAGGCTATAACTGCCGCATTTGCCGTATCCGATACCGAAAACTTTAGTTTAGCCGATACACCATCTTCTTATTTTGCCGCACTAGAAAGCATTACCCAAAGCGCTAATTTTGCCGACTCTAATACAAATCAGTTTGCGTTTGGGCAGTCTATTACTGAGCCATTTACTATGTCTGATTCTAGGGCCATTACTGCTCAATTTTCCCAATCAGTTTCCGAAGCATTTACCTTGGCTGACTTTGAAACTATAACTGCCCAGTTTGCTGCCTCTAGAACGGAAAACTTAACGCTGGCGGACTTAGAAACCATTGTTTCCGTGTTTTTCTTGTCTATCGTAGAAAACCTTAGCGTAGCCGATGCCAATACTGCAGCTTCTGGATTTATTTTAACTATTACTGAAAACTTGAATTTAGCCGATTCTAACGCTACCCAGTCGGCTTTCCTAGAGTCTATTACAGAAAACTTTAGTCTTTTAGACTCCCTATTTACCACAGGATGGTTTAAAATCAACGATAATCAGACAATTACGTGGAATGCCATTAACAACACTGGATCCGTAACTTGGTCTAATATTGGGGATGCGCAAACCCCCAACTGGGTAGTAATTAATAATACGCAGCAATAAGGATAAGTATGTCATCTTCATATACAACTAGCTTAAAAATCCAAGAAATTGGGAACGGCGAGCAGTCGGGAATTTGGGGTTCTACGACCAATACAAACTGGCAGTTAATTGAACAAGCCGTAGCTGGTGTACAGACCATTACTATGGCAAACGCCAACTATACCCTATCAAATCTTAATGGTTTGCTAGACGAAGCCCGCAATATGGTTTTGGTAGTTACAGGAACAAACAACACTACCTATCAAGTTATTGCCCCACTAGTTCCTAAAATGTATGTGGTTACTAACAATACAACTGGTGGCAATTCCATTACTATCGGTGCTTCTACTGGGTCGGTTATTACTATCCCTAACGGTGTAACTGCCCAAGTATATTGTGATGGATCTACTGGTTTTTACTCAGCGCAAACCGGATCTGCTGGTAATTTTTTAATTAATGGTAACTTAAGTGTTACTGGTAATCTAGTAGATGTAGGCTCTTTAACGGGGTCTACTATTACGGCATCCAACCAATTTTCAGGACCCGGAACAGGGTTAACTGGAACCGCATCAAGTTTAACTACAGGTTCTGCAAATACCCTAACAACAACTAATTTTTCAATTTCTGAATCTGGTGGAAAGTTGTATATTTATTATCAAGGCACACCAGTTGCATCAATAAGCTCTACCGGCGCTATAGTTTCTGCTAGTACTATAACTCCAAACGGAACACCATAAGGACAAATAATGGCTCAATTTACAATAAGCGGTGACACAAGTGGTACTTTAGCTTTAGCTGCCCAAGCATCTGCTGGTAGCACAGTTATTACTTTTCCTAACGTAACCGGTAACGCTTTGGCTTCCACTGCGGTATCAAGTTCATCTACCAATACTGTGACTAATAAAATTGCCGTAAACATTAATGGCACAACGTACTACTTGCTAGCTTCTACATCAGGAACCTAATATGGCAACTACATTAACAGCCGGCACAACTACGGCAACTTCGCTTGTTATTAATTCGGATACTTCTGGCACTTTAGCTTTTGTAGGCGGAACTGGAACCGCCATGACCATTACTAGTGGTGTTGTTACTTTATCTACACCTTTAGCGGTGACTTCTGGCGGTACGGGAAATTCAGCAGGCACAGCGCCTTATGCAAATGCTATAGCGAATACTGGTGGATGGAACGTAACGCCTAGCGGTACAAAACTTTATTTTAATTACAATGGCACAAACGTAGCTAGCTTGGATTCGTCCGGTAATCTTAGAGTGCTAACATCGGTTATATCCGGTACTACCCCATAATAGGAGCAATAAATGTCAATTACAACTTCAGGCACAATCATAACTTTTAGTGATGGGTCAACTTTAGCTTCAAACCCAGTTCCATCAGGTTCTGTATTTGTGCTTTATCAAGCATCTGCTCCTACTGGCTGGACACAGGTTACTTCGCTTAATGATTATGCTTTAAGAATAGTATCTGGAACTGGCGGCACAACTGGCGGCTCAACTGCATTTAGTTCAGTATTTACCAATCAGACTCCTAGCATTTCTGTCAATGTGTCTGGGCTTTCTGCTGGAGCAACAACATTGTCTACTGGACAGATACCAAGCCATAACCATGCAACTATTTATAGCACATATAATTGTGGTTGTAACCCTACTAATCCATACGCACCTTATGATAAAGCTCTTAGTAATTACTCATTCAATAGCAACAACACTGGTGGTGGTGGGTCGCACTCTCACTCAATTTCTGGATCAGCATCAGGATCATCTTCAGCTATTACGCTTAACGTACAATACGCAAATCACATTCTTTGCAGTAAAAACTAACTAGAGGATAAAGTGAAACTCGAATCTAAATCAAATTGCCCGTTAAATAATTTTGAACCTTGCAAACTATGGGAATGCTCATGGTTTATTGAAATAAAAGGAAAACATCCGCAAACTGGAACAGATGTAAATGAATGGGGTTGTGCGGTAGCTTGGTTACCAGTAATGATGATCGATAATGCAAGACAACAACATTCTACCGCAGCGGCAGTTGAAAGTTTTAGAAATGAAATGGTTAAAGCAAACGAAGCATCACAAAAATTATTAATAGAAACAACCAAAGCCGCACAAATTATTGAAAATGAACTTAAACAAATTGAGGTAAAACCATGAGTAATGTAACAATTATTGTTGAAGATGGCGCTGTATATTTAGATGGATTTGCGCTTGCTGGATTAAATTTATCCATTTGCGGTATACCTGCAAATGTCCATGCTTTACAGTGGAAAACTAATCTTGGTTGGATTGAGTTTAAAGATAATACAGATTTTACTAAACCAGCAAACGAAGTGATTAATGCTTTACCAGATTGGGCAAATAATTGTGTAAATGCTTTTAATGCACAAGTAGCAGCAAATCAAGCAGCTGCTGCTGAAGCTGCAGCAAAAGCGTCTATTACCCAGCCTAAGTCTACTGGTACACAAACATTATGAACCAAGTAATTCCAAAAAGTAGTGTAATTGCTGTACCACCAGCGCATAGTCTTACTTATGATGGGTCTACTTTAAACATATTTCATGCAAACAAAGGCGAAGGTTTACCGGCTCATAACCATCTTTATGCTCACGCTACTATGTGTATGGCAGGTTCTTGCATGGTTCGCAAAGATGGTAAAGAGCTTGTAATGACTAAAGATACACAACCTATTAATTTAGTTGCTATTGAGTGGCATGAAATTGAAGCGCTAGAAGATGGGACAGTATTTGCCAATATGTTTGCTGAAGGTAAGTATTAAGTGAATGAAATATTTAAACAACTTCTTACTGGCAAAGATAACCAAACGCATGATCTAGGTCGTTGGACTTGGTTTATTGGGTTTATTGCCGTTATTGCTATTGCTATTTATGAAGTAATGGAAGCTAAGTCTATTAGCCTTACCGAACTTGCTTCGGCATTAGGTATTGTTTCCGGTGCTGGTGGAGCTAGTGTAATGATGAAACAAAACTCTGAACCGGAGGCGTAATGTTTCCATTACCGATAATAACTTATGTCAAAGCTGGTCTACTTATTTTACTTGTATGTGGTGTGTTTTTCGCTGGCTGGCATACTAGGGATCGTGATTTTACTATTTACAAAGATCAGGTCCTTATTGCAGCAGAGAAACAACAAGCAGAAAATGAGTCGATCAAGAAACAACAAGAATTAGTTAATAAAGGAATCCAAGATGAATATGATGCGAAG